ACGCATATGGTCCAGATTCTAGCAAGCCTGTAAAAGTAGATTCTAAAGGAAAAGAGTATTACACCAGAAATGGTAGAACATACCAGAGGATGACAAATACTCAGACAGAAATGGGTAAGATTTCTAACCTTATTACAGATATGACTTTGAAAGGTGCTACTGAACCAGAATTAGCAAAAGCTGTTCGTCATAGTATGGTCGTTATTGATGCTCAAAAACATAAGCTTGATTATAAGCAGAGTGAAATTGATAATGACATTGCAACTTTGAAGAAGAAGTACCAAGGTACAACAGATTCAAATGGTCACTATCATGAAGGTGCGTCTACTCTTATTTCAAGAGCAAAATCTGAAACTTCTGTATTAAAGAGAAAAGGAAGTCCGACCATCAATGAGGATGGTTCTCTCAGCTACAAAGAAGTTAAAGAAACATATACTGACAAAGATGGAAAAATAAAAATTCGTACTCAGAAGAGTACAAAGATGGCTGAAGTTAAGGATGCCAGAGAATTATCATCTGGTACTCCACAGGAAGAAGCATATGCAAAATATGCAAATTCTATGAAATCTTTAGCAAATCAGGCAAGAAGGGAAATGGTTAATACTGGAAAGATTGCCTATTCTGCTTCTGCAAAAGCAACTTATCAGTCTGAAGTAGACTCCCTTATGGGAAAATTAAATGTTGCTTTGATGAATGCCCCCCGTGAAAGACAAGCCCAGACTATTGCGAATGCCGAGGTTCAATCTAAGAAAAGAGATAACCCAGATATGACAAAGGCTGAAATTAAGAAGGCAAGTCAGCAGGCTCTTTCGAAAGCCCGTAATTCTGTAGGAGCTAAGAGAACTTCTATAGATATAACTGATAAGGAATGGGAGGCTATACAGGCTGGTGCTATCAGTGAGAACAAGCTAACACAGATACTAAACAATACTAATATTGATGTTGTCAGACAAAAGGCTACTCCTCGTGCCACAACATCGCTTAGTACAGCTAAGCAGAATAGAATATCAGCTCTTTCTGCATCTGGTTACAGTACATCTGAAATAGCTGAAGCTTTAGGAGTATCTACTTCAACTGTATCTAAGTATCTGAATGGAAAGGAGTGAACATAGAGAATGGATGTAACTAAGTGTGCATTGACTACAATTGACAACCCTTATGATCCATTCGACCAGTTCACCGAATGGATGCTATATGACGAGGAGAAAGGCTATCACTCGACATCGTATCTTGGTCGCATCGCAAGGACATCGGATGAGCTATCGGATGAAGAGAATGACAAAGAGATTGAAAGAGCGATAGATGAAATCATCAAATATGATTTTAGAAACATATACAAGAAAGTGAAGAAAACACTAAAAATTACACAGACTGCTTAGTGGGTATAGGGGGGTGTCTGAAAAACATACCCCCATCCATATCGCGGCGGTCTTTATCTTTTCCCCAGAGGGAGATTTTTGAAAAATGTTCTTACATATCAGCAGGGTTTTAAAGAGTTTATAGGATTATTACTGAGCGGTGGCTGGCTCATCTTTAAAGGCTGTCTCCTTTCATATACAAGAGTGGTGTAATAGTCTCTGTAAGCTCTTTAAAACCCTGCTGAAACTTTATATAAAGTGTGCAGAAATTACTTAAAAGGAGGCGGTAACTATGAGGAAAGTTAAGCCAGACTCATCTTCTGATACTGCCAGTCAGCGAATGCGACCAGCAATTACACCAGAAGCAAGACAGAAACAAATGATTTCTCTTGCAACTGATTGTGCTGAGGATTTAATGAGGTCTGGGAAGGCACCATCGCAGATAATTGTTCATTATTTAAAGCTCGGAACAAAGCAGGCAGAGCTTGAATTAAAAAGAACAGAAAAAGATTTAGCGTTAATAGATGCTAAAACAAAAAGTATTCAATCAGCAGAACAAGCGGAGCAAACTTATAAGAATGCTCTTGAGGCTTTCAGAGGATACAGCGGACAGGACACACAAAGGGAGAGCGACGAATATGAGTGGGATGATTAAAACATATACGGAGCTTATCCGTTTATCAACATTTCGAGAAAGGTTTGAGTATTTGAAATTAGATGGTTCTGTTGGAATAGAAACATTTGGTTTTGACAGATATTTGAATCAAATTTTTTATAATTCAAAAGAGTGGAAAAGACTTAGAAATGAAATCATTGTTAGAGATAAAGGATGCGATTTAGCTTGTGAGGGATATGAAATTCAAGGAAATATCATTATTCATCATATGAATCCAATTACACCAGAGGACATCATAAATAGAAATGATGACTTACTTAATCCGGAGTATTTGATATCAACAGTATTGAATACTCACAATGCTATACATTATGGTGATTCGAGCTTATTACCACATGCATTTGTAGAGAGAAGAAAAAATGATATGTGTCCATGGAGACATTAGAAGGAGGTTACTTATGAGTGAGGAAAGAAAAGAAAATCAGTCACTACAGACAACATCTGTCGCTAAGTCATCAGTAGAGTCAGCAGATACTAATACAATGAATGAGGATGTTAAAATTCTTGGCATTGTTGAAAGTTGTGGATATCTGAGAATACGAAAAGAACCAAACAAAGAATCAGATGTTGTAGCGATAATTCCTGTTGGTACAATGGTAGAACTTGTAAATAATGAAGTTATTGACGGATTTTACGCTGTTCATACCGAAAACGGAGACGGTTATTGTATGGCTGATTTTATTCAGATTACTTATCCTGAAAAGGAGTGATTATATGGCAGCAGAGAGAATGAACGATAGTATTTTGGTATCAATTAAAAAAATGTTAGGCTTGCCAGATGAGTATGATGCATTTGATTTGGATATCATTACACACATTAATTCAGCGTTTACAATTTTGGCTCAGATTGGAGTAGGTCCGGCTAATGGATTTATGATCGAAGATAAAACCGCAGTATGGACTGATTTTATACAGGATATGGGAATTTATCAACTTGTAAAATCCTATATGGTATTAAAAGTTCGATTACTATTCGATCCGCCAATGAGCTCTGCTGTATTAGAATGCTATAAAACTCAAGCAAACGAATATGAGTGGAGATTAAAAACAATGGCTGAAAACCAGGAGGTGAATAATCAAAATGAATAATGAATTAGAACACCATGGAATTAAAGGAATGAAATGGGGAGTGCGTCGTTATCAGAACAAAGATGGTTCTTTAACTTCTGCTGGAAGGAAAAAGCAATCTGATGGTAGCGGAGAAAAGAAAACTGTATCACCGAATACAAAGAAAAAGATTGCAGTAGCGGCAGTAAGCACAGCAACAATTGCGGCAGCAGCATATTATGTTCATAAGAATCCTGAAAAAATTGGGCAGGCAATGTCAAAGTTTAGAGGAGTGAAGATGAAAGATCTTAGTCAGAAAGCAGCTGATAAAGGCAAGGAATATGTTAAGAATGCTGTAAAAGGTGCTAAGGAGGGCGCAGAAGAAGCAATCAAAGAAGCACCTAAGAAAGCAGCAAAAGCAGTTGTTACTGGTGTTATCATGAACCAAACCAAAAAGGCTCTTGATTCGGCAGTAGGAAAGGAAGAAAGTGCAAAAATATTCCAGGCAAATGATAATAAAAAAATCGGAAAATTCTGGAAAGTGTCACCCGATGATAAAGATGACGATGACTAACTAATCGAAAGGAAGACACAATATGGCATTATCAAACACAGCCGTCCCGAAATATTACGGCATGTTTCGTGATGCCGTTATTCGAGGCGAGATACCAGTGAATAAGGAAATCTCTATGGAGATGAACCGTATTGATGACCTTATCGCAAACCCTGGAGTCTATTACGATGACAAAGCAGTTGAGGGATTTATCCTATACTGCGAAAACGAATTAACGCTTACCGATGGTTCTGATCTGAATCTTCTTGATTCATTTAAAGTATGGTCTGAACAAATTTTTGGTTGGTATTATTTTGTTGAAAGAAGTGTCTACGAACCGTCGGAAGATGGTCATGGCGGACATTATGTTAAAAAGCATATCCGAAAAAGACTTATTAACAAGCAGTATCTCATAGTAGCACGAGGTGCCGCTAAATCTATGTATGGTTCTTGTTTACAGAACTATTTTCTTAATGTCGATATCACGACAACACACCAGATTACAACCGCACCAACAATGAAACAGGCAGAAGAAGTTCTGTCACCTATTCGTACAGCTATTACTCGTTCGAGAGGACCATTCTATAAATTCCTTACAGATGGTTCAATAATGAATACTAGCGGTTCAAAAGCCAATAGAGTTAAATTGGCATCGACCAAGAAAGGAATAGAAAATTTTCTTACAGGTTCATTACTGGAAATTCGTCCGATGAGGATAGACAAGTTACAGGGATTGCAGCTCAAGGTTGCAACTGTTGATGAATGGTTATCCGGAGATATTAGGGAAGATGTTATTGGTGCTATTGAACAGGGTGCATCAAAGGTAGACGATTATTTGATTGTTGCCATTAGCTCTGAAGGTACAGTACGTAACGGAGCTGGCGATAC